GTATCGTTTCCAGCGCTAACAAACGGATTGGTGTATCGCGACGGTAGCCTGGACAATTGGTACATCGGAATTGCCATGCAATTGAACTCAGCGAACTCCCTCGAAACAGCCCCAAGCGGCATGGCGAATGTCGCGGTGGAATCATCGAGCGGCGCTTGGAAAGCGGTTTTGCACGACACCAACGCAAGCCAGCTATCGAACTGGGCAACGGCAGCTACCACGGTGGCAACGGCAGCGGCTAGCTCAACNCGGGTCTATCAGCTATTCGAGTTCGACGGGCCGAGTTTTGGCGGTGGNGGCGGCGGCTTGATTTTGCCTAGAGCGATGAACGGAGGTCTGTTGTGAGTCTCAATAAGCGCACAAGGGGAAAGACACAATTCTCTACGCCTTTTTTCTTCGCGGACACTTCATCGGCGACCGGTGATGGTCTGAGCGGTGTTACGTCGGCATCGCCTGGATTGGTGATGGAGTACCGCAGACAAGGCCAGTCAACCTGGACAAGCGTGACACCGCAATCAGGAAAAACGCTCGGTAGTTACCTTTCGCGTGGTATTGTCGCAGATGGATCGCTAGCGGGGGCCTANGAGGTTGATTTCCCGGATGCGGCATACGCTTCGGAGGCTGGCGTCGAGTGGGTTGCTCTGCGTGTTCGCGGAGTGACGAACATGCTTGCAACCACCCTGATGATTGAGCTTGATGCAGCGGATTACAGCGATCCGGTTCGGCTAGGTCTTACATCGCTGCCTAACGTCGCGCAGGGAAGTAGCGGAGCTTTGCCAACCGGCAATGCAAGCGGTCAAGTGACGGTCGCAACACTCACGGCAGGAGCAATCCAATCGTTTTGGGATTTTCTTACTTCGGGCCTAACAACTGCTGGTTCGATCGGAAAGTGGATCCTCGACAACCTGAACGCAACGGTAAGCAGTAGGGCCAGTCAAACCAGTGCTGATGCAATTGGGGCAAAAACAGTCAACTTACCTGCAAACCCTGCGGCTGTTTCGGACATTCCAACGGCTGCTCAAATCGCCGATGCTGTCCTAGAGGAAAGCGTCGACGATCACGATGGGGTTGCTCACAGCCTTGCAAAGTACATCAGCATTATTAAGAAGGCAAACACGATTGTCGAAGGTACTGTGACCAATGCAGTGACGCCAACGACCACGAGCTTTTCGAGTAACGTGAACTACCCGACCGGGGCCTTCAAGCACGCTGTTTTGGTGTTTACAAACTCGGCGGCGATCAACGAGCAGAACAGTCCGATTCTCGGCTACGTTAATACCAATGGGGTGTTCACGGTCGAAGAACCATTTACCGTTGCTCCAACTGTTGGCGATGAGTTTATTATCAAGCCGACAAATCACGTTCATTCAATCGCGGCTATCGTTGCAGGAGTGCTAGGCCAGGAAACATCGACATCGGCTTATGACTCTGGAGACGTTGGGTATGTGCTAAGGCAGTTGTTCACGCTTATTGAATCCGACGGGGCCGGTGGATGGCGGTACAAGGCATCAACTATCAATCTCGGTGCAAACGCTCCTGCTGGTTGGATCAATGAAGGCGCGATTGCAAACAACGCGATAACCGGCGATAAAATCGCTGCCTCGGCAGTAGCAAAAGTCACGGTCGGTCTGTTTAAGTACGGTGACGTTCAGCGATGGAATAGCCCTGCGAACCAAATCGACGTAACGATATCGAAGGTCTAGCCATGCCAGTCGTCACTACATTCTGTGATTTCTTTGGATGCTCAGGCGGTGGTCCAGCTCCAAGCCCTGGATCGGGGACCGTGCCGAATCTGCTGTCGGTCGACTATCAAGGCGACTGGCTTTACATCGACGGTATCGAGGATCTGACGTTTGCTTTCGGGCCGCAACGGTACACGACCCAAACGGCATCGGGAACCGTGGCAAAGGCGAAACGAGCGGCTTTGACCGATCGTGAGGTCGCGGTCGCTGCTTCGACTTTCGGCTATGAGCCGGATGATATGACGTTCGTGGTTTGGGCAGAGACTTTGGTTGACACGACGAATACAATCATCGAGCCGGAACCGGGGGACAAGTTCACCGCGTTTGATTTCGACTGGATCATCAAGAGCAAAAAACGCAACGCTGATCTTTCTCAGTGGCGATGCACGGTACGAAAGAGCACGAAGGAATGAAAGACATATCGATCGAACTTCTGGTCGATGACGTTCAGCAAACGATCGGTCAATTGCAGTCTTTCGACTTCAAGCCGGTCTTTGCGTCGGTGCTTAATGTTTTGCACTCGGGATTCGAATCGAACTTTGATCAGACCCGAGCACCCTATGGAACGTGGCCTCCGCACTCCCCGAAAACGATTGCTCTTTACGGTCCGCACCCGCTATTGATCCTGACCGGGGCGATGAAAGCCGCTGTCACTCAATCGGGATCCGCTGACCGGATAGAAGAAATCACGCAAACCGAAGCAATAATTGGAACGTCGCTTTTTTATGCACCGTATCAACAGTACGGAACTTCTGGACCGAACCCGATTCCTGCAAGGCCGTTCTTGTGGCTTGAGGGTGATTATGTCGACCAACTACACGAAAGATTCGCTGATGAAGTCGCAAGCAAATTACTCGGAATTACAACTACCTGAGCTCGAACCTGATTGGATTCCTGCTCCAACTGCTGCGCCGGCAGGCAGCAAAGAGAAGGTCGAAGTCTTGCGACAACGTGTCGAAAAAAACGAACAGCTTTGGCACCCAAACGATGATAAGACGATGGTGAAACGATGCTAGGATCGAGAATTAAAATCCTTGGGGACGCAATCGTAGCAACTCTTAACCGCGATGCGGATCTGGCAGCAAGAGCATTCACGCTTCGCAAGAAACCGTACAACCGAGGGCGAACTTGGGTTACTGGTGGTCGGGTGTCTCCGCTCGGGTGCGAAGAGCAAACCAACGAGAATTCACAAGACCGGCGAGCGTTCCGGTTCGTGATTTCGATCTCCGATCCAGGCGACGGGGATCTTGTCGGTGGAATGGAAGATCATCTTGGGGCGATAGAACGAATCGAAAATATCTTCGCGAACAAAGCCCACGGAGATATGCCGATCACGCTTCGGACCACGGCTCAAGCTGCTCTTGATGCTGCGACGGCCGCAGGGAAATTCCCAACGACGAAAATCCAAGCGATCGAACTCAAGTTTGCTCCGGTCTTTATTGATCCGGCATTCGAGGCCGGCTACGATGTGAGTTCCTGTATTTTGACGATNGAATGCCTCATTACNCGTTTGGATTCNAAAGCACTATGAGCAACGAAAACGCTGGAAAAGACGAATCGATCTTGGAAACGTTTCCAAAAACTGACTCGGTTATCGAGCTGTCCGGACTACCTGAAAGCGGTCTAGTTACTGCCGAGCAGACCGAAACCAAGGCCACAATCGATGGGGTATGGATCGTCGACGGGAGGCTTGCAGTCTGCGAGACCGAAGAAGAGGCCGTGAAGCTCTGCGAGTCCTGTTTCCATATTCAAGCAACTGCGATTCCGAGTGATCGATTCCCAGGGCCGGGGGAAAAGGTCTTGCACTACCGAAAGATCGCAATGTACGGCAGTCCTGAGTGAGCAGACGGGGCGTAGAATTCATGAAATTCTAAACCCTCGGAGCAAGCCAAATGTCGCAAGCAACTGCAAGCCGTCTTATCGTTTCGGACTCCACGACCTGGGGCAGCGGGATCGGGGTCGCTTTCAACGAATGCTCCCTGGTCGGGCAGCGAACGAATGGTATCCATCAGGGGCATCGAGGGACGCGCCAAAGGGCTAGCTGCCGGGCTCGGACGCTGACCGATAAATCCGGCGGAAATATCTCCGGGAACTTCGGCGTCCAGGAAATCGATTGGTTCCTGATCCGTACTCTAGGACACACCGGACCGAGCCCGTACATTCCGACCGAGACGATTCCGAATTGGTACGCACTTTTGGATAAGGTCGCGGCGATCTACCAGTACAACAAACTGCGGATCAACTCGCTGGAAATCTCTGGCCAGGAATCGCAGTACCTAAATTGGAACGTGGCTTGCGTCGGTGAACTCGAAGAAGTGTTCGGATCGACCTATCCGACCAGTCCGGTCCCTGAATGCGGGACGGCGTTCGTGCTGGCTGACTGCGCATTGAACTACGCATCGACGGCGTACAAGATCCAATCGTTTAACCTGTCGATCGACAATGCGCTGGATCCGAACCAGTACGAAAATTCGTTGACTCCAACGCGATTTGAGTCCCAGGATCAGATCGTTCAGTTGTCGGTCCAGACTGCTTTCAGGTCGGACACCTCGGCTCTTTACGATGCGGCTTTGGCCGGTGGCGAAGCGTCTTTGGTGATCTCGGACGGGACGACCAGTTATTCGTTCAACTTCGGCAATCTCAAGTGGATGGCCGGTGGGCCGACGGTCCCAGGTCGAGGACGGATCAATCAGGCTCTTACGTTCGAGGCTTTCCGCAAGGCGAACACGACGACCAACACGGCTGACAACCAGATCCACGTGGTCAAGTCATAGCGTGCTTGATTCGAGCGGCTATACTCAGGGGGCTTTCAGTCCCCTTTTTTTATTGAGGTTGCCATGAGTTGGAAAGATCCGTTGATTCGAGCCGGTGTTGCGTGTCCTGCATTCGTGAAGGAAAAAGAAGGTTTGTATCCTTCGTTTTTCTTCCGGTATCGTCGACCCGGGCCGGTCGAGTGTGAGCATCAGCACAAGCAGTTCTCGGCATGTACCGGCGATCCTGACAAGCTTGTCGCATCGATGCAGGCGTTCGTCGCTGCTTGGATCACTTCATGGTCGGTGAGCGATCCTTGCGATGCGGCTCACGTGAAAATGCTGACGCATCCTTTGTTGCTCAAGATCTATTTCATCATCGTTCAATCGGACCCATCGGCTGAAATTCCTGCTGAGTTCCTCGGCGATGGCGAAACCGGATCGGCTGAGGGCGAGCAAAAAAAATAGCAACGGCATTTTCGCTGCGGCTGGTCAATCCTGCACTGGCGGCTCGGTCCTGCGATATTTGCCGAGAAATCATGTTCGACGAAGAGTCCGGCCAACCGATCAAGGCCAGGGACGGCAAAGGCTACGCGAAGCGGACGCACAAAACCCCTTGCGATGCTTCGATCGGGTGCGCAAAGGGTCACTACAATGACAAGCCAGACCTGAACCCAAGCCAAGAGGCTGTGATCAGTCTGTACTTGGCATCGAGGGCAAGCGGCGGTGCAATGCTCAACGAGGCTGAGCGACGCGATTGGTGGCTTGCTGAGACGTTCGGCCAACTTCGAGAGATCGAGGAACGAGTGAATAAAAACACCATGGAGAATTTAATCCTCGGAATGGGAGCTGCTTTCCATGGCTGAGAATGCCGAACGTGGGGTGATATTTACCCTGAAAGCTCAGGTCGACGCGCAGGCAAAATCTGCCGTCGATAGCTTTTTTGCATCGCTGACTGAGGCATCAAACAACGTCAGTTCGGCGACCGAAAAGGTGGTCAAGACTGCCGAGCGATCGGCTGAGGAAATCGTCAAGTCTTGGACGAGTGCCTTCGATGCGGTCAACACTTCTGCGAGCCAAGTCAAGCAAGACGATTCAGCAATCCAAGCGTTCCTCGCGAAGAGCGGTGAAGCGTACGAGGCGTTCACAAAATCGCAGGCTGATCGACTGCAAAGGCTCACGGATGCCGAGTCCCAAAATCGCGAAGTTTCGGCTATGTCACTGGCCGAACTCCTGGATGAGCAGAACAGCAAAACCGAATCAGCCTATGAGCGCGAAAAGCGAACGGTCGATGAAGCACTAGCCAAAGAATTGCAGGCAATGAATGCCTACTTCGCGGCTGTCGAAGCACTGCGAAACAAGGCCGCAAACCAAGCCGAAGATCTGACGAACGAAGAAATCGAGGACGTTCAACGGCTCGAAAAAGAAGCTGTCGAGGCAACTCAGAACCGACAAAAAGCGGATGAGCGTTTTTTGAAGACGACCGGGGACGAAAGGAAACGACAGGTCGCAGAGCAAATCGGGGAAATCCGAAGGGTCGCAGTCGAGCAAGAACGAATGGCGGCTGAGGCAAGGAGGCGAAACGAACAGATCGGTGCTTCGGTCGGTCGAGTGGTCTCGGCATTCTCGGAAGGATCCGAGGCCCTGATGCGGTTTGCCAATGGGTTTAAGTATCTTGGCTTGGTCGGTGAAAAGGACCTGCAAAAGCTGACTGATGCACTTCTGACTATCCAGGGGACCACCCAGGTATTCACCGGGGCAATCCGGTTGGTGCGTCAAGCGAGCGAAGGGTATGACGCATACCGAAAGGTAGTACTACTGACGGCTGAGGCTCACGTTGCATTGACTGCGGCTCAAAGTGCTTCGGCTGCTTCGGGAGCGGCTGCGGCTGCTGGTGCTGGTGGCTCGACGATGGGTCGAATGGCAACTGGCGCTGCAGGTATCGGAGCAAGGCTCGGCATGGCTGCTGAGACTGTTGGTATTGCTGCCGGTGGCGCTGGCCTNACTATCTTTGCCGGCGCGTTGGCTGCTGCCTCTGGTGCGTTGTTCGCTACGGTTTCGGCGGTGGATACGTTCCGCAATGCGTTGAAGTTTGGTGCAGGTGGCGGAGCTGCTGAGGGTTCGCTGACTCAGACGATCGGTACAAGCAGCATGAACCCGTTCGCTCGGGCGATGGGGACCGGATCGGCTATTGAGGCTGGACAGACTGTTGCTCGGGGATTGCTTGACCCTTTCAACCTGTTCGGGCTTAAAGGCAAAACTACCGGCGAAAAGCAGGCCGAAGACGAAAAGAAAAACATCGATCGATTAGCTCAAATTCAGGCAACCCGAGCAGAGCAGCAACGACGCGACGAAGAGGACTTGAACAAGATCGTCTCAGAGCGATCGGCGATCGAAATGCAACGAGCAGCAACCGAGCGGGAAACGATGCAACATCGGCTCGGTGCCATGGCTGCTGAGGAACGCCGGGCTAAGATCATTTCTGAAATCGCAACTGTCGAGAAAGACAGCACGCTGACGGCCG